CCGGTGTGGTGATCGTGTCCTCCTGGAACATGACCTTGGACACCCACGGAGGCAGGATAACCCAGCGCCCCTGGGTGGGCACGTTGGCCTCGTCGAGCTTCTGCTTGACCTCAAGCAGCTCCTCGGTTACGATGTTGGTCGTCCCGTCGAAGATCTTATCGGACCCGTCAGCCCCCACAGCAGAGCCAGCCTGAGCGGCCATGATCCCGGCGATGTACTCGTCGGCGACCTCGGCGAGCCGATAGGCCGCGTCTCTGGTGGCGGATTCCATCAGCCGGACGTTCATCTGAGCCTTGTCGATGTCCTCGATTCTGAAGTTGAAGTACTTCGCCTGAGTGATCTCCAGCGTGGTGGAGGCGTCGTCCAGCTCCTCGGGGTCGCCGAGTCCGGACGTCTTGTCGTAGTTGTCGATGGTGATCGGCCCGTGGGCGGTGATCCTCACCGTGTCGCCCTTACCCTTCACGTCGCCCTCATAGTCCCGGTTGATCACCGGGGCCTGGCCGTAAACCAGGGCCTTCTGGAGAGCCTGGAGGATTTGGGCCGCCCAAACTTCGCCTATGAAATTGCTTATTGTCATGTGATTTTACCTCAGTGAGCCCTCTTTCATTTGGGCCTTGATCTGGTCCATATTGGCGATGATTTGGTCGGGGGTCATCTTCTTGACAGCCTCACGGGTTAACGGTTTCTTCACGTCGCCCGGAGGTTGCCCCCCACCACCCACAGGTTCGCGGGGACCTAGTTCTTTCAGCAGCTTGGCGCCGTCTGCCTTCAGCTCCTCCTCCGTCGCGCCCTGGAGTCGTCCCGCCAGGGAGGGGGGGAGCTTGAGGTCGGTGACGACCTTCCGCTTCAGAGTGTCCAGGGTGGCGGCTTTCCCGGCGGTTTCGGCCTCGGCGATCTTCGCCTTCAGGGCCGCGTTCTCGGCCTTGAGGTCCTCATAGTCGGCGTACTTCGCCTTCTCACGGTTGAGCCTCTCCTGGACTATCCGGTCCACGTCTGCCTGAGTGAACTTCTTTTCATCATCACTGGACATTTTCGAATCTCCGAAGTTTACGGCCTTCGTTTGCCTTATTGTCTATATTCACTGGTATAGTATTTAAAGGTTTGTCCTTTTTGTGATAAATTAGGGAGGGAGGACGGCCTCCTCCTCCTTGATCCTCGCCTCCTCGGCGTCCAAGTCCTCCTCGGTGGCGTCGGGGTCCAGCCTGGAGAGGGACCCCCATATCGAGGTAGCCATCGCTCCCCTGCGAGTCGCCTCCACCTTCGCCGCCTCCAAGGGGTCCCGGGGGAGGTTCTCTCTCCACTCCACAGTCAGGTTTGTGAGAGATCCGGCGCCGCTCATCCTGGAGGCGACCTCCAGCTCGGCCGTAGTCCTCAGGACCTCCAGGAGGCCAGGCTTGACCCGGAGCCTGAGGCGCCCCACCTTCGCCAGGGTGGGGAGGAGGAGCCTCTTCAAGGCAGACCCGGACTCGGCCAGGCCGCTCTTGGTCTCGCCGAAGGCAGCCGGCGACAGCTCGGCCATCACGTATAGTTGGCCGAGTACCTCCTCGATGTGGGAGAATGTCGCCCCCATCTGAGCATCCCACGTGAGGATTGAGGGCGGGGACTCGCCCTCGTTAAGGGCGATGTACTTCTCGTCGGAAGCCCAAACTACCTCGCCCGTCACAGGGTCCTTGATCCTCAGTCCCGGGGGTCCCGCCATCCAGGGGTCAGAAAAGACGTCCAGGGTCCCGGAGATCTTGATGAGACGCCGCTCGACCTCCTCCACAAGGTCAGTTATGACCTTGAAGTCGTCCAGCCCGAAGACGCCGTCGCCGCTCTTCAGGTTGGAGAAGGGGACCACCAGGAAGCTGGAGACGCCGGTCTCCTCCTCAGGCTTCAGGGAGGCGTATCTCTCGATCGTGGGGAGAGGGGCCGTCTCGATAATTTCGTCGCCGGCGGTGTTGAGCTTGAGGAGGCGGTGCTCCACAGTCCCCGGCCAGTGGATCTCGGCCTTGACATACTTCTCGTCGCCCTTCTTCACCTCCCAGGCCAGGACGTGAGCCGTGAAGGTCCCGACGTCGTCGGGGTCGACGATCGGGAACCAGAGCCGGGGGTCGATCCTGGAGATGACGCCCCGCCGCCCATCCCATCGGACCTTAAGGACCCCGTCGCCGAAGGCTATCAGGTCGGTGAAGAGGTCGTAGACGGTGAGGGCGAGGGAGTTGTCCTCGACGATCCGGTCGAGGTTAGGCTGCTGGTTCTCGTCGGCTCTGATCGCCGGCGGAGCCCCCACAGCCAGATCGGCGAAGAGGGTCGAGATCCTCTTGAACCAGTTGACCCTCATCTTGACGACCCGGGGGGCGTCGTCTTCATTCAGGCCGGTGAAGACGAGATCATGATCTCCCTCCAGGAGGAGGCGGTTCGTAGCGTAGCGGGCCAGCCGAGCCTTATCGGCTTCGGGGGGCCATTTCTGCATGGGATTTAGGAAAGATAGGTCGGTGTGTACGGTCGTCATGATCTTGATCCCCTCCTCCTCGGAGGCGGAGTAAGCCGCCGGCTCTTGCTGATCCGGTTGACCAGGTAGCGAAGGCAGTCGACGAGGTCGTCGCCCTCTTTGATGGGCTGGTCCTCTCCTCTCTCAGTGGCTTTGGGGTCCCATCGGTAGGCCTCCATCTCCTCCTGGAGCATGGGAGTAGCCGGGCCGACGAGGTGGAGCCAGCCCTGATCGAGGGCGTTAATCACCCTCTGGATGCCGTTGAGGACGTCGTTATCGGCCTGCTGGACCCCCACGATCCCGTCGCCGATGAACTGGAGGCGGTGAGCCTTCGCCCCGGGGTCGACGTCGATCGAGGAGGGATGCATCCCCGCCAGGAAGAGCTTGAGGTCCTTCGAGACCTCCACCGGGGACTTGTCAGCCTTCCGATACTCGCCGAAGACGTACCACGTCTCGCCGATCCTAACAGCTTTCAAAAACGCGCTCGGATGGGTTGCTCCGGGGTCGACGGCGACCCTCATCTCCTCCAGCCTTCCGTCAGGGAGACGGGGGACGACGTGAGCCTCTCGATCGAAGTTGCGATAGATGGCGCCCTCGGCCATCACCCACAGGCCGAGAACGTACCTCTGATAGAAGAGGCTGGACGGGGGGCCAAACTGGCGCTTGAGCTCGGCGACGTAAACGGGATCCAGCCAGGGGTTATCCCCCAGGGTGAAGTGCCAGCTTTTGAGGTCGAGCTCCTCCTCTCGGTCGATCCATCGCTTCTTGAGGTAGTGAGCCGGGGGGCCGGGGTTCGTCGTTAAGAAGAGCTGGGCGCCGGGCTCGGAGAGGCGGCTCACCAGCATGTTAAGGAAGCTCTCAGGGGAGAGGCTCCCCTCGTCAACGTAGGCGCCGCCGAGGGTGAGGCCGGCGATCTTGGTATAGGCGCTCTCGTCGTTGGCCCCTTCGCAGAGGATAGGCCGGCCGTAGATCGTCGCCACCTTCAGGGACCGCCGGTATTCGAAGTCGCCCGCCCCCACAAGCCTTGAGATGGGGAGAAGGACGTTGCGCTCCAGGGAGGTGAGGGTCTTCCCCGTCATGAGGAGGTTGACACCCGGGGGAGCTTCCAGGACGGCCCGGAGCCATCGGACGTTGGCCCCGACGGTCTTCGCAGACCTCACCGCCCCATGGGCTATGTTGATCCTCGCATCGGAGTTAAGGCAGAAGTCCCGCTGCTTCCCCACAGGGACTTGGAAGGTCACTCCCCCACCTCCTCCCCGTCCATCTTATCGAAGAGGATACGGATCTCGCCACCCCGGGCCGATGGGTCGGTCGCCTCTTCCAGCCGCCTCTTATCGATGCCGATCGCAAAACCAGTCATCAGATATTGAAAATCACGGGGACTATCGCAGCTCTTCAGAAGCTCCCTGCCTTTGTTCAGGGCCTCGCCTATCAGCTCGATCCTCTTGGCGGAAGCGTAACAGGATCTGGCCTCGTTGGCTTTTTTTGGACCCGTATATACGAGGCCGTGCCTGTCGGCTATTCGATGAATGGTATCCGGCGCTCGATCGAAGTCTTTCGCAGTCTGATTCTGAGACTTACCAGATTTGAGAGCCTCCAGGATCTCGGCCTCTTCGCTCTCGGAGACGGGACCACCTTTTGCCATCGTGTACAATAAGGACAATCATTATATAAAAGGGTTTTGTAGATTGTCCTCTTTGTACTCAACCCGAATAGCTTGTGTAGTAGCGCACCTTAGCCGCGAATGCGGCACACTCCGAAGCTATCGCCACCCACGGCTCCTCGTATACTCCGGCGCTGTCGCGGAAGCCACCTTCATCCGTAAGTTGCTCTTCAATCACAGCTTGTAGACGGGCCAACCCCGCCAACAGATCCTTCGCGTGTTTCGGATGTACTTCAGTTCTACGTCCCATATTCATCATCTCCTCTTTGTACTCAATCCGGCGGAGCGTTGAAGCCCCTGCTCATCCCTTTCTTCTCCAGGAGATGGATGGCCATCTTTGCTCGATCCACTGTCCACTCGTCGGGGATGTCATCCATCAGTTGCCGGATGGTGGGGATCTGGCCTCCACCGACCAGGAGATAGTACGCTCGACTCTTCCCGAAGACCCCGTCGGTTTCTGTAGCTTTCTGGGGCTTTCTGGTGGTTTTAGTGGAGGTTTCTGTAGTGCCGATCGATAGCGGGCTCGGGGTTTCTGTAGTTTCTGTAGCATTTTGGGAAATGGGGGAAGGGGAAGTATGCATACCCACATTCTGGGGGGTGGCCCCTTCTGTATCTTCTGCTTTCTTCTTATTAACTACAGAAACTACAGAACCCTTCTTATTGCTATCGTTTTTATCTACAGAGGCCTTTACAGAACGCTCTACAGAACGTACAGAATCCTCGCCCCCGATGACGATCGGAGACTCGTATCCTTTCAGCTTGAAGCTCGGGTCGAGATAGTAGACGTACTCGGTAATGGTCTTCCGCTTCGTATCTCGGCGCGTCTCTGCGTCATAGTCGTAAGTCCAGGAGTCGGAGACTTGCTCTCTTGAGATGGGGGCTTTACTCATCAAACCGTGGCGCTTCTGCTCGCCCTTCCCCCTTCCGTTTAGGATCTCGTAAACCCGTTGATATGTCAGCTTGGTTAGTCTTATCAGGTCTCCCATAGTGGCTTTGTTCCCGTTATCGATGAAGGCCTTGAGGACCTTCTTCTCCGCCGAAGTGAATTTCACGTCGGAGTGTCCCTCCGTGGCGTCGAAGATGCTCTTCGCGTCCCGGAAGTCGTCCACGGTGGCGAGTATCCGCCCCAGGTCGTCCCTGTCCCTGAT